CGTTGCATGTGCAACGCCGAGGTTTTGTTAGGTGCTACTGGGTATGTTTAAGTAAGATTACGTACTAGTTGCATTGTAGCATAGATATCTCTTCATGTGCTCATTAAAGTAAGATTTGTGTGTGTGTGTTGATTTGTCTAGCGTTTAGATTCGTGTGTTAAAGTAAGATTTGCACATGTTGGCATATTAGTTTGCGTGTTTACTTTACTTGTTGCGAGTTACATTTGTTATTGTGATTGAGTTAGGTTATGGCTCTACCTAAGAGTCTTTATGTTGCGTGAATTGGTGTGTCTGCTGGGACCAAACACATCTACTACATCTGCCCTCCTTGGAGGATGATATTTTTCTTTTCGCTATGTGTAAAATTTTAAAATTTCAAAAATATGTTAAAAGACATGCTAAGTCTTTGTTTTAGATGCGGGATAAGCCAATCTGAACCTATATTTAGAGTACCATTAGGGAGTAATGTACCCGTTTGGTTGAAAGAGCTTCGGCATTTGAGTATGGTAGTAAGGGGTCGCCCCCTGTGGATATTATTTTGATGATACATGGTAAAAAAATGACAATGTCAGATTTAAATAGTCCCTCCGGCCAGGATATGGCTAAGCCTGTGAGACAGGTGGACCCAATCTTAGTGTCCTTAAACCTCAGACCCAACAATCTATTAAGTCTTTTAAACAATTATGCCAAATACTTTATTGCTTACTACAACTTCTTCGACTGTTGAAGTTCAACTCATTTCTCAGAGAGATGTAGTGTCATTTGTTGACATGTCTATTGACATGTTTGACGATAGTGACACGATGTTTGCGTATTCTTCTATTTTGTTTGAGTGCAGGTTTTTCTTGGAGTCCCTGTTTAATTCTCGAACAATACGGTTGAGAAACCCTGGGACTTTTGAAGTCTTGGGTCATGTTTTTAAATGTCCCATAACGAAGTCTGATACTTTAATGATGACTTTTGATATTGCTCGAAAGATTAGGGGTGTTGAACCTCATGATTATTTGTTAGAAATTTTTCACAATCAAGATGAATCAGCTTTTCTTTTGATGCCCTCATGGATGATAACTCGTATGTATATCATGGCTCAGCTTCTGCACTTGCCTGTAGTGTTGAGTCTGGATATGTATGAGGACACAGTATCCACGTTAAAGGCTGAAAAGCTTTTTAGAGATAAGGTGAGTAATGTCATAAATTTCCCTTTTTCCAATGAGACTTTTGAATCTCAGATGGATTTTGGTATGGAGTCACAAGGTATGTTTGGTGATGTTTTTACCTCTTTTTCAAAAGCTGGTGAAACAGTTCAGAAAGCAAATGACGTGCTAGAGGAAGTTTCAGAAGTCTTTTCTAAGACAAAGAGTCTTATAAATACAGCTAAAACTGGTGTTCAAAGAACAGCTACTATAGTTGCTCTGAGTTCAGCGCTAGCTTCTGCATTTTACGCGCATAAAACAGAGTCGAAATTTTACTGGACCGTTACTGCTACGTGTCTGGGTATAGCATATTATTCTATTGACGATGCATGGAAAACCCAACTTTTAGATATGGTTGGGAAGGTTATTCCCTTTGTAGTAACTGAGGATGATAATGAGCCTATGGAACAGCAGATAGATATGTCAACTTTAAATAACCTGTGTGAAGGGTTGGTTAGCATAATTGCTGGATACATGATGAAAGTTAAGGATGCTAATGTTCCACGGGTCCTGTGGGAATACTTAGCTAGAAGACAGGCCGTTGTTAGTTCATTACGAGATTTGCTCATGATGGTGTGTGATGGGATTGCATGGGTTATGAAAAAGTTTTCGAATTTGTTTGGGTATGACGCTTCTTATTCTTTCTTTAAACAAGAAGATCCTGAAATTGATCAACTGTTTAAGGATATTGATGAAATGGATTTGAAGTTTCAAAAGAAGTTATGTGTCTTTACGCAGTCAAACTTTGATTATGTTTGTTCGTTAGTACAGAGACTTGAGGCAATTGTTAGGAGAATGCCTAAGCTTTCTGATAACACAAGAGGATTAGGTGTTCTTCTTACGCGAAGGTTAAACGTGCTTAAGACCATAAAGGATGAGTTTGCGAGATCAAACTTTAGTTCTACTGGCTATAGACAAGAGCCTGTGGCACTGTTGCTTACCGGTCAACCTGGATGTGGGAAATCTTTGATCTTGTCCATGATTCATAATGCTGTTTGTTCACGAACTCTGCCCGAGGAGAGATTAGAACTTTTTAAGAGAGATCCAGAAGCTTTCTTATACCCGAGACAAGTCGAGAATGATTTTTGGTCAGGGTATAATCAATTAAAGTGGGTGTGTTTGTTTGATGATATTGGGCAGGTTAGAGACACAGCATCACGAACGGATTCTGAGTATATGAATCTTATTAGAGCAATTCATACTACTCCTTATCAGTTACATATGGATGATATTTCAGAGAAGTCCAACACTTACTTTCATTCCAAGTTTGTACTTGGGACTACTAATCTTAAAGATTTTGTTCCTGAGAGTATTACAAATGCTACTGCTCTTAAACGTCGTTTTGAACATGTAGTTAAGATGGAGGTTAAGAAGGAGTTTTCAACTACAGTTGATGGAATTGCCGTTTTGGACCCTTCCAAGCTACCTAAGGACATGTTTGGGAATACCGAGATTAGAACGGATTATGTTAGATATCTTTTGTGTACTCGTGATCGTGAGCCTGTCAGATATATTTCCTTTGAAGATATGATTGATATTCTTGTGAAATCATTTGAAATTAAAGCACAAGAGTGCGATGCAATGAGACGGGCTATGGAGGAAACTATAGCTTGCCAGTCCCTTAAGAGAGATGACGACATGTTTGATCCTACTTTGAGTATGAGAAAGTCTTCTGAGGAAGGATTCTTGCAAATGAAGGAGATGGACGCGGGAGTTATGTCAAATGAGAAAGAACCATTTCTTAGTCAGATGAATTACTTTGCCAAGACTCATGTTAAGATGAATTTAGTGAGATGTACGAACATGTTTTCTTTTGAGATTATTGATGCTTTTAAGGAACAATCAAAGGTTAAACGAGATCCGTATATGAATCTCTTGCGTGAACGGTGGGTTCATATGGTGGCTGTTGGTACAGAATACGACCTGCAGCTATTAGGTATGAAGATGTCGATATCTGCTACGGCGTTGACTGAGATTACAGGTTTTGACTTCATGGTCGAACATGTAGGAAATTACGTTTTCTATGCTATTGGCCATTTAAATAATGTCGGTATTATTGAAAATTTCTTTAGCAAGGGTTGTTCTGCGGAATGTTTTGGTCAATTGGTGAGAGACGTCTTCTCCTCTGTGGAAGATGTTGAGACATTGATTATGCCTATGGAGTTTCGATACAACGTTTCTTCAACTCCACTTCAAGAGGTGTGGAGGTTTAAGATGGAGAAACTTTTAAAAGACTATATTCCCACTTATGCTGACACTCTTCTCGGTGTCTTGGATGTTATCAAGTTAGTAGCTATTGTAGTGGCTCCTTTCGTTGTGATGATGGGACTTAAGTATGCGGGAAGATCGATAAAAGAATTGATTTCGGGTTTCTTTGCTTCAAATTCTGAAACACAATCAGCGATTATGCAAGGTCAGCATCATATGTTAGCTAAACCTGATCGTATGGCTCAAATTAAGAATTTATTTCCTCAAAAACCTCAGATGAACTTTGTTGGTACACGGTCTACTCAAGAGCAGCTCTGCTCAATAATGAATAGTAATTCCTATGTTATGAATATGTGTGACCCCAGTCAAGGAAACAGGATGAAACCTGTTGGGTATATAACTTTTGTTAGGGGAACATGTGCGGTTCTCCCGTTCCATTATATCGAGAAGATTCTTGATGCAGTAGAAAAAGATAAGGATTATTTCCATTCCCCTCTTATTTTGAGGAGATACAATACCTTGCAGGGCTCTTCTGCTGAAGTAACTCTTAAGATTTCTGATCTTTTGGAAAATTTTGCTCCACAACCTTTTACGGAAGAAAAAGAATTTTGTATGGTCGCTTTTGATCGTACGAAAGTTCCTTGCCATACAGATAAAGTGAAGTACTTTATGACTCAGAAAGAGATTGAAGCGAAAAAGAATTGGGAGGTTACTGTAACGTTCCCAAATGAGAATCGGACATATGTTAATGTTCGAGCTGTATATGAGAGTAACGGACCTATTACTCACTATGCCACACGACAGACTCAATATATAAAAGGAACACTCATGTATAAGGGTTCATTCAGAGTAGGCTCATGTGGGGCTTTGGTAACTGTTACCGATGCCATACCAGGACAAGGATGCATTGCTGGGTTTCATATAGCTGGACGAATTGTGGAGAAGACAGGAATGGCCTCTATTATTTCGAGAGAGACAATTCAGACAATGTTGGATTGTTACGATGAGGATTTTAAAGTTAAGTTTATTATTGATGACACCACGATTGTTCAAAAGAATTGTGATGTTGAAGTTACTCCTCTTGATCAACAAATGAATTTTGGGAGTGTTCCTGGTGGTTTTACTGAACTTTATCCAATGGATACTTGTTTAGTTCACCCTACTACCACGAAGATACGCCCTAGTAGATTGGCTAATTTGTGGTGTCAAACAACCACTAAGCCTACCAATCTACGTCGCCATATTCATGATAATGAATGGCGTGACCCGTATGAAATGGCCTTAAAGAAATTTAAGGTTAACGATGGGAAGAATATAGAATCTCATGAATGGGATGGTCCTATAGACTCTTATTTTAAACTACTTCAAAAAGCTGAAGATGAAGTAGTCGATAAGAGGAGATTTTCCTTTGAAGAGGCTGTAGAAGGTATTCCACATACAAATTTTGGTGGTATTTCGCGATCCACGAGTATGGGTTTTCCATGTATTCAGGAACCACAGTTTCGGGGGCCAGGAAAAAAACATGTTTTTGGATCGGATGATTACGTTTATGATACGAGTAAAGCTGAAGAAATTCGAAACAGAGTTAATTTCATTAATAAGAATGCAGATAAGAATATAAGGATGCCACATATCTTTGTTGATACATTGAAAGATGAACGTTTGCCCTCACACAAGGTTGATGCTGGTAAAGCTCGACTTTTCAATGTGTGTCCTATTACTTTATTGATTTGTTTTCGTATGGCATTTGGTTCGTTTCAATCCTGGTTTATGACCAAAAGACTTCAAGTTGGAAGTGGAATCGGAATGAATGTTTACTCTGACGAGTGGGATGAGTTAGCTCGGAGGCTTCTCACTTTTTCTAAAGGAGACAGAGGTGTGGGAGCTGGTGATCATAGTGGTTTTGATATTCGATTAGTGTGCTCACTTCTCTGGGCAGTGTTTACCGTTATTAACAGATGGTACGGTGATACAGGCACTAAAGCTGAACGTATACGGAAAATTCTGTGGTATGAGGTAGTGAATTCTATTCATATTAGGGATAATGTTGTGTACGCATGGCTTGCCTCATTGCCGAGTGGAATACCTGTTACTAGTTTAGTAGGTACGATAGCGAATCAACTCCTGTTCCGTAGGTGCTGGATGGATATTATTGGAGGAGGAGAGTATTTTTCTGCCTTCTCTTTTGATCAAGAAGTTTTTCTTGTGTGTTATAGTGACGATAATTTGTTCAGTGTGAGTGAAGATTTTAGAGAAAGGTTCCATGAAGGAACTATCGCTACAGCGATGTCTCGTCTTCATATGGAATATACAAATGAGACAAAAACTGGTGTCAATACTGGTCTTAGGTTCTTGACGGAAGTGAGTTTTCTTAAGAGGAAATTCTTGTGGAACTCTAGAGCAGGGAGGTACGTTGCTCCCCTGGATATTAATACAGTGCTTGAGATTCCAATGTGGACTCGAGAAATACCAGGAATGACTGATCAGATTGTTGAAGATAATGTTCAACATGCTGTTTTTGAGTTGGCGCTCCATGGGAAAGATGTTTTTGAGAAATGGTCACCACTTATGGTGGAGGCCTTAAGAGAGAAATATGGGAGGTCTACGGAGTATACCCAGTATGAGTTGTGTTTAGATATGACGTCTAAACAGCATCTCTTTATGGATTAATCCCATTGGACTTTAGAGAACAGTCTTTAAAAGTTCTCCTCCTCTTGTCGATGCAGTAGACAAGAGGTAGTATTACTGCCATATAGTAATTGTATCTTCTTCGGTAATTTATGTAAACTGAAATTCGACACTTCAGTGTAAGTAGAGGTATAGCCCCAGGGGATAGGAAGACAAAATAGGTGCGTAGTGGAGTGTTACTATGTAGAAAAACACTACAAATCTTGCAAACGGGAAGGATCTTTTGATTGAGCTTGATTTTCAAACACTATTGCTTTGGTATTTAACACACTATGGATTCGCTGGGAAGCGTGTCTTCTATGTATCTAGCTTAATATATCATGACCTCGGTTAATACTTCGCAAAATGTTTTGAGTGCTATCCCTGTAGAAGAGACAGGCGGTAGTGTAGTTGATGGAGACAATGTTTCATCTTTTGAGGGTGCTATGTCTATGGTGTCTGATCAAAAGATTGTTGTTAATATGACAGAGAGTTTGTTTGAGACTGCTGAGACAGGAGTTGAAAGCGATCTTATTGATTTTTTAGAAAGGCCTTATGTGTTGCGGACGGGAGTGCTCTCGATAAGCGATACTGTGAATACTTTTTCACCGGCTTTTCCTATTAGTGAGCTGTGTCAGCAGACTATGTTCAGGAATAAGGTAGCTGGACGCTATCTTATCAGAGCCGATATTGAGGCTGTGTTGCAAGTTAACGGTACACCTTTTCACCAAGGTAGATATATTCTGGCGTGGATCCCTACGGCAGGAGCAAACTCGGGAAATGCAACTAATTGGATTAAGATGCATGCAGGTACTTTGTGTCAGAGGACCCAGTTGCCTCATGTAGAAATTGATGTGTGTAAACAATCTGCTTGTAGTATTACAGTTCCCTATGCTACTCCAAAAATGGGTTATACACCCAATTCTACTGGTGATGTTTTAGGTGACAATGGATGTTTTTATATTTTCCCTTATGAGCCCCTCAATTGTGTAACTGGTAATACCGCTATTTCTTTTTGTTTGTGGTTGAAGATGAAGAACGTGAGATTGGGTGCTCCTTGTATTCCTATGATGGACTTTGGTGGTCCTTCCCTGAAGGAGGCTAAGGCTGCTGATATTGGTCCCGTTACTTCTGCTGTTACAAAGGTTGGTACTACTATGGGTATTTTGGGAAAGATCCCGTTCCTAGCCCCTTTTATGAAACCAGGGAAGGCTATTGCTGACGTTGTGGCTGAAGCTAGTGCCACTTGGGGTCTGTGTAGACCTCGTAATCAGGCTCCTGTCAGTAGAGTTGTCCAGGCTACGGGCGCATTTAATGCAAATGCTGATGCTGGAGACACGTGCCAGTCAATTGCCCTCATGCAAACAAATGCTATTAGTGGTGAAACCAATCTTGGTGGAACAAATATTGATGAGATGTCTATTGACTATATAAAATCTATACCTGCATATATAGGCTCCGAATCCTGGAGTATTTCGAATAATGCAGGTGATAATATCACCACAATTCCCCTTACTCCATCATATTTTAAATCTCTTCACACAGATGTTGTCAGTTTTTATGACTGGACACCTGTTGCCTTTGTGGCGTCCCTCTTCAAATTTTGGAGAGGAAGTCTTAAGGTGACGTTTAAGGTTGTTAAAACTGACTTTCATTCAGGACGTCTGCTTTTAGCCTATAGTCCTTTTCCTTTGGTTGGAACCCCAGCAGCTCCAACCATTTACACGGGTGCTTATCTCCATAGAGAAATCTTGGATATTCGTACCCAATCCGAATTTTCCTTTATTATTCCGTACGTGTCACAGACGGCGTATAGAGGATATGCTGAACCAATGGGGTGGCTTTATGTCACAGTGCTTGACAAATTGATCGCTCCAGTAACAGTACCTAGTACTGTCAAAATTTTGGTGGAAGTTTCTGGTGGACCCGACTTTGAAGTCGCGGTTCCGACCACGGAAGACCAACGTGCTGTCTTCCTTCCACATGCACTTCAGATGGACTTTAATAGTCCACCTGAGACCCCTAAGGATATAGTCCTTGGAAATGGTAAGATGCCCACGTATCGAACCGTAGCTGCGTCCTCCTGTATAGGAGAACAAGTTAGATCACTTAAAATGCTTCTTAAGAGGTATAATAGGTGGTTTACTGTACCGACTACAACGTTCGACATGTGGCCCTTTTTACATAGAATTACCGTATCAGACGGTACCAATCACACGGCCGATTTGGCTAGTAGCGATCTTCTTTCTTTGATTGAATGTTGTTACGCTATGGCCAGAGGTAGTGTGAGGGTACGCGTCTTGGGTATTCCAATGTCCAATTCCGAGGTTACGTTTGGACCTGAAGGAGGTACTCTTGGCTCTGTAGCCGCCAACAATAGTGTTGACAGGAGAGACTTCCAGTGTGTTCCCAAGTTGCTTTTTAATGATGCGACTATGGGTATTTCAGAGATTGAGTTACCTCAATACCATCGTGATCCTGCGAGAACCGTTGCTGCTCAAGTAGTTGCTTCAACTTTTGTTAACCAAAGTGAAGCTAATTTTTGCTCAAACACTCTTTCTTTGAGTGTGTATAGTGATTTAGGAGAGTATAGCGCGAGAGTCCTACGATCTGTAGGCGAAGATTATGCTGCAATATGCTTTGTGTCTACGCCGCTTACATGCGACGTATCACTCTGAGCTAGCAGTATTGCCTTAGGGGTTTTCCCTTTACCCTAAGGAAGTATATTGCAACCTGGGACTTAGTGGTTGTGATAAGCTATAGTTTAGCTGTGAACTGCCGTATAAGAAGATGGGTATCTAAATTTGAATGTTGTTTCCTGCGTTAACGCGTGGGAACAAATCTTTCTTTTGCAAA